GGTTCGCCTATCGACGTTATTAAGCTTAAAGAACAGCTTGACGAAGACTTCAAGAAAGACAAGATCCGTAAGGCCATCGACCAGATCGAACTCATGGCTGAGATCTATGGTACAGGTATCGGTGAGATCGTAGTTAAGAACGAAAAAGAATACGTTCCTTCGACTCAACCTATTCCTGGCATTCCAGGTCAAGCCGCTATCGGTGTGCTTGAGAAAGACCGTATCGCAGTCAAGATCATGCCTGTGAACCCCAAGAACTTCTTGTTTGACCCTAATGGTACAAGCGTTGAAGACTGTATGGGTGTTGCCGTGGAGAAGTTTGTGTCTATCCACAAGGTTGTGGAAGGCATGGAGAAGGGTATCTACCGTAAGGTTGACATCCGTATCGATCCCGATGACGAAGATCTTGATCCTACTCAAGAAATGACTCAGTTCAAGGACGAGAAGGTTCGTCTCTTGACTTATTATGGTCTGGTTCCCCGTGAGTATCTGGAAAAGATTGAAGAAAAAGAAGGCGTTGTTGAACTCTTCCCCGAAGGTTCTGCTGCTGACGAATACTCTAACTTGGTTGAAGCTATTATCGTTATCGCTAACGATGGTTTGTTGCTTAAGGCCGAAGAGAATCCTTACATGATGAAGGATCGCCCTATCGTCTGCTATCAGGATGATACGGTTCCTAATCGCTTGCTGGGTCGTGGTACGGTTGAAAAAGCCTACAATATGCAAAAGGCCGCTGACGCACAGATTCGCAGTCACTTGGATTCCTTGGCACTGACTACCTCCCCAATGATTGCTATGGATGCAACTCGCTTGCCCCGTGGCGCTAAATTTGAAGTTAAACCTGGAAAAGCTCTCCTAACTAACGGTTCTCCATCCGATATTCTGTATCCGTTTAAGTTTGGTAACACTGATCCTGGTAATCTTCAAACTGCTCAAGTATTCCAACAGCTTCTCCTGCAAGCTACTGGTACTTTGGACAGCAATGGCATGGTATCTCAGGTGGCTCGTGATGCCTCTTCTGGCGGTATTTCGATGGCTGTTGCCTCGATTATCAAGAAGTACAAGCGTACCTTGATTAACTTCCAAGAAGATTTCTTGATTCCGTTTATCAAGAAGGCTGCCTTCCGCTATATGCAGTTTGATCCCGAGCGTTATCCCTCGGTTGATTTGAACTTTGTGCCTACCGCTACGCTGGGTATTATTGCTCGTGAGTATGAACAACAGCAGTTTATTGCTTTGTTGCAGACACTTGGCCCTAATACACCTGTGTTGCCAATGATTCTCAAAGGTATTGTGGCTAATAGTAGCCTCAGCAACCGTGCAGAACTGATGCAATCGCTGGATCAAATGAGTCAGCCTAATCCAGCGGCTCAACAGGCTCAGATGATGCAGCAGCAACTGGCTTTACAGGCCGCACAAGCTCAAATCGCGGTCAATACGACCCAAGCAGAGCAGAATCGTGCTGAAGCCGCTAAAACGATGATGGAAGCGCAGCTAATGCCCGAAGAACTTCGTGCCAAAGTTGCCTCTTCTTTGACTCAGAACCTGCCTAATAACGATGATTTGGCTTCAAAAGAGTTTGATAAGCGAGTAAAAATCGCTGATTTGATGCTCAAAGAGGCTGATATTAAGAATAAAGCTAAGATTGTTGAATTACAAATGAGTAAACATCAGCAAGAAAGTACTAAACAATAATGGATAGAGAACTTCAAGCTTATTATGAAGACCGATTTGCCATGATGGGCACAAAAGGTTGGAAAGATTTACAAGAAGATCTTGACAAAATGATAAAAAGTCTTCATAATGTTTCGGTAATTCAGGATGAAAAAGATTTATTCTTTAAAAAGGGTGAACTTTCAATCCTTACGTGGCTACAAACCTTGCGAGAGGTCAGCGAAAGAGCGTACGAGGAACTAAATGAGAAGAATGTATGAATACGTCTGTGAAAACGGACATAGCAACGACAAACTGACTGATTATGAGACTGTTAGTGTAAGTTGCGAGTGTGGTAAGGAAGCTTATCGCACTTTATCTGCTCCAGCAATTAAACTAGAAGGATGGTCAGGGAGTTTCCCTGGTGCGGCTAATAAATTTGACCGTATACATCGTGAAAAGTTGAAAGCAGAGCAAAAGGCGAACTCATAAATACGAAAGTGTCGAGTTCATTTAATTATCCTAAAACCCGTAGGGGCAGGAAAAAGGAAACAGTATGTTGATTGATAACGATGATGAGACTCTTAGTGAGTTTGAAGCAGTACAGCAAAAACAAGCAGAAGAAGCAGCACCTGTTGTAGAGATCCCCGAGAAATATCGGAACAAATCTCTAGATGATGTGATTCGGATGCACCAAGAGGCTGAAAAGCTGATTGGGCGTCAAGCACAGGAAGTAGGAGAGATCCGAAAACTGACTGATGAACTGATTAAGAAGAACCTTAACTCTACTCCTCAAGATACTCAAGTAGAACCAGAGATTGATTTCTTTGAGAATCCTCAGAAAGCAATTCAGAAAACAGTTGAATCGCATCCTGACGTTCTTGCAGGCCGACAAGCCGCCCAAGAATTTAAGAAAATGCAAATCCAACAAAAGTTAGCGACTGAACACCCAGATTTTTCAGAAGTCGTTCAAGATCCTGGCTTTGCAGAATGGGTAAAAGGTTCTCCGGTTCGCATTGGCCTTTATGCCAAAGCTGACTCAGAATACGATTACGCTGCTGCTAACGAATTACTTTCTACCTACAAGGCTCTTAAAGGCGTTAAGGCTAAACAATCTGAAGAAGCGGGTGAAGCTACCCGTAAACAGAACCTTAAAGCTGTAAGCGTTGATGTAGGGGGAACAGGGGAAGCATCTAAAAAGGTCTACAGGCGTGCTGACCTTATTCGGCTCAAAATGACTGATCCCCAGCGTTATGAAATGCTCTCAGATGAGATTATGCAAGCATACGCTGAAAATCGTGTTAAATAACCTACAATTTTTGGAGTAACTAAATGGCAACCGCATTTTCCCCCGCAAATAATACAACCGTAACCACCGCAGCTAATTTCATCCCTGAAATTTGGTCTGATGAAATCGTTGCTGCGTACAAAAAGAACTTGGTTCTGGCTAACGTAGTTAAGCGTATGAACTTCAAGGGCAAGAAAGGTGACACCGTTCACATTCCTTCGCCTACCCGTGGTTCTGCTTCGCTCAAAGGCGCTACCAACGCTGTGACGTTGATCGTCAACACCGAAGGTGAAGTGCAAGTGTCTATCAACAAGCACTATGAGTACAGCCGCTTGATCGAAGACATCGTGCAAGTGCAAGCTTTGAACAGCCTGCGTGGTTTCTACACTGAAGACGCTGGCTACGCTCTGGCTCGTCAAGTGGACACCGATCTGGTTCGTTTGGGTCGTGCTTTCAACGGTGCTACTGTCGGTACTAACGACTACGCTACTAGCAACACATCTACCAAAGCTTACATCGGTTCCGATGGTACTACTGCTTACAACAGCACTAGCTCCAACGCCGCTGCTTTGACTGATGCTGCTATCCGTCGCACCATTCAGCGTCTGGACGACAACGACATTCCTATGGACGGTCGTTTCTTCCTGATTCCTCCCTCAAGCCGTAACACTTTGATGGGTCTGGCTCGTTACACCGAGCAAGCCTTCGTGGGTGAAGCTGGTTCTAACAACACCATCCGCAATGGTGAAGTTGGTAACCTGTACGGTATGCCCGTGTTCGTTAGCTCGAACGCTGACTTCGGTGCTGGTAACTCTGGCGCTGACCGTATCGCTCTGATGGGCCACCGTGACTCGATGGTTCTGGTTGAGCAGCAAGGCATCCGTGCACAGACTCAGTACAAACAGGAATACCTGGGTACTTTGTTCACTTCGGATACCATCTACGGTGTGCAAGCAATGCGTACATCGGCTACCGCTGGTGCTGCAACTGCTAGCGCAGCTTACGCTCTGGCTGTTCCGGCCTAATTGAAGTTACTCCCCTGCTCAAAAGGCGGGGGAGTCTTCTTTGGAGATTATTATGGCAGTATATCGTTGTTTGCAAAGTGGTAACACTGTTGAATTTACGATTCCTCACGATATTGAATCAATGAAAGGACACTCTGGATATGTTCGCATTGATGAAGAAGAGGTTGTAAACGAAGATAATACTACTACCCGTTTTACCCCTGTTTATAACAAACCAAAGCAGGGACGACCAAGGAAATCTGCAAATGTCTGACATCGATCCTCGTGAGTTCGGTAAGTTAGAAGCACAAGTAGAATCACTTCAGAACGAAGTTCAAAGCCTAGCAAAAGATGTTAAATGCCTGCTAGAGCTTGCTAATCGCTCTAAGGGTGGTTTCTGGATGGGTATGACCATCGCTTCTACGCTTGGTGGTATTGCAACCTTTATTGTGGATAAAATATGGCTACGATGATTGATGGGCTTCTCACTGGTAAAGTTTGTCCTATAGCTACTCAGGATATTCACACTAATCTTAAGAACCGTAACAACGCTTTCAAAGAGTTTGGTTATGGTCCTCCTGATCCAGAACTTCCTAATGAAGTGTTTTGGATTAAGAAAGCAAAGATGTATAACGCACCCACTGATGCAGTGAAACAGATGCGTTGCGGTAATTGTGCTGCTTTCATTCAAACTCCCTCTATGCTTGAGTGCATCAAGACTGGCATTGAAGGTGGTGATGAAGTAAAGAATCAGTTGGCTTACGAAGATCAGTTTATGGAAGCTGCTAATCTTGGATTCTGCGAACTCTTTCATTTTGTTTGCGCTGGTTCCCGCACTTGTGATGCGTGGAAATCCGGTGGCCCCATTACTAAGGAATAATCATGGCTATTAATGCTGCTGGTGAACTGGTTGGAATGCTGTTCAGTGCACGAAACATTGCACACACTATCCACCTCAAAACAACCTCTTTTGCTGAACATAAGACCCTAGAAGAGTTTTATGACGGTATTATTCCCCTGGCTGATAACTTTGCACAGCAGTACATGGGTCGTTATAACATTCGCTTAGAGATTCCTGTTGTTCCTAACAAATACAAAGGCACTATCTCTGAAGTTCTCCGTGCTCAGATGGAATGGATTGAAGGCAATCGCGCTGCTATCGTTCCCCGCACAGAGACAGCCTTGCAGAATACTTTGGATGAAATCGTTGGTTTCTACCAAAATATCCTGTATCAACTCACACTTAAGTAAGGATTTACCATGAAGAAACCTACAATGGCTGACAAAAAGATGAGCAAAGTAATGACTGAGTACAAAGAAGGTAAACTGCACTCGGGTAGCAAGAAAGGCCCAACAGTTACTTCTCGTAAACAAGCTATCGCTATTGCAATGAGTGAAGCTGGTAAAGCCAAGAAGAATTATAAATAATCATGGCACTTAGCTCGTATCTCGACATCGTGAATGAGGTACTGGTTCGCTTACGTGAGCCAGTAGTCACCACGGTTAACGAGACTAACTTCTCTACGCTTGTTGGCAAGTTTGTCAATGATGCAAAGCGTCAAATTGCTGATGCTTACGATTGGGATGCTTTTAATCAGGCAGTCTCAATCACAACTGATGCTGGTCAAGTAGGAAGCTATGCTCTTACTGGTGCTGGCAGACGTTTCAAGATCATGGATGTGATTAATACCACCAACTATTATCAGTTGACTGCTTTATCGCATACAGATCACGACAACTTCTATTACACCAT